TCCGGTGTTGGTGAATTTCTGCAATCCAGCCGAATATTTAATTAAATTTGCGTCAGCAAGATTGACCAAAAGCACGTCTTGCAGTTCCGCAAAATTGCTTATCGGTCCTCCTGGTATGCCCTGCGGTCCTTGCGGACCTCGAGCGCCGACCGGACCAGGAGCGTAAACCGTAAGCGTCCCGGTTGTGCTTTGGATTTCTAATTGGTTGGCGCTTTGAACTTCAACAAGTTCCGCAATGCGGTTGACCGTGAGGTTGATTTGCTCGCCGGTTTCTAAAAGCTTTGGTTCTCCGGTCGTGACCGTTGGCGCTTCGGTGATGTTTAATAACTCATCCGGCATTATTTCGTTACCTCCGGCGTAACGGTGCAAGTACCGCCGACAAGACGCGTAACGATTCCGCTTGGGTCCACAATTTCCAAGTCCCAGACATAATTGCCTGGAGTGAGCGCCGCTGTTGTGTTTGCCGGAACGTTAAACGCAATCACTCCCGAAGCTGCCGTTATCGTCAGCGTTCCCGCTGCGCTGGTGGCGCTCAGAATGGTGCTTGCAGCGCTGTAGGATGAGCGTATTTGCGAGCGGGCGGTGTAGTTTTCGAGATTGACAACAGCGCCGTTTGAGTCCTTGTAGGTGAAGGATTCCCGCAACGTCGCTCCTTGATCTATTACCAGATGATAGAATGCTGCCATTTTTGCTCCGGTAAAAAACAATTATTCTCGATAATACCTTGGGAACCAAAGTCGTGCATAAAGCTCGGTTCACTAGCAGTAGTTCCCCTGAGATTGCCAGCCGCGCACCGTAAAAGATTCGTCCAGCGTGATGCCGTAACGACTTGCGACTTTTTCATAATCCGCGCGACTGTGCGAGCAATGCCAGATGATTCCTTTATCCTTGACCGTTCGACGCTCTTGAAACAGCGGCCAACGCCAGAAATCTTTTTCAATAAGTTGCATTGCTTGATATACCAGCCCCTCGGCGGCAATTGTCTTGATTGGACGAGGAAACATCATGGAAAGCGTTTCCGGTCGATACCAGCGCGCAACATCAAAAAGAATCGCTTCGGTTCTCAGCGGCAAACGATGCGGACCCTCAAAGCACGATTGGCAACCGGTCGCTTTCCCGCTGGCAAGCAAGCCGCTGGCGCTTGTCTTAAGCCAGTCAGGAAGATCAATCAAGCAACGTTGTGACAGCTTGCACACAACGTCAAGGTCAAGCGCTCTCGCCCATTGCAAGCCGAGGTAATAGCTGACAAGGTCGCCGCCAACGTGTCCGAGTCTGTCCGGATTGCTCCAGAGCGTGACGCGGTTACCCATGCAAATTTTGAACAGCGTTTCAAATTTGCTGTCTCTGTCCGGAACGAGTGCCGTTCCGGTGGAGCAATCGTCACAAACAAGGATCGGCGTTTCTTCGCCGCAGCGGTCCCGAATCAATTCTATCTGGAGTTCCACGAGCCGCGGATAGTTGTAGGAACCGATGACCACTCCGGCTTTCATGGTTCGTCCTTTTTGTAATCCGGACAATTTAAACAAGAGCGCGTCCCATCATTACTTGGACCGGTTCGGCAACGCTCGTGAAGGTCGCAAGCGTGAACCCACTTGCCAGGACAATTGCAAGCGGAGCGCTCCAGGACTTTACCAAGATGTTCGCAGTTGTCACGCCGGTTGATCTTGACGCTCTTGATAGCTCCGCTGGAAAACAAGTCGGCGTAACGTTGATCGAACTGCACCAGCCAACACAACCTGCACTGGGAGGAGTCCCAGACGGAGGAGGTAACGCGGTTGCAATGGCAAGGGCGAATCATTCAGTTATTATCGCTTTCCATGCTCCAGAAAAAACTGTTCTATATTGAAGCAAAGAGTAGTAACCCATTGGGCCACTTTCATAATATCTATAATAATTAATGTAATCCCATTCTGATGGTGATTGATATACTGCTGAAAATTTATGCAATGTACTTCTTCCGGCTCCTTGCGCCAAAGCAAAAAAAGGGGTACAAGAATGGAAAACACCATTTGTTTGAGGATAGTCAGCATAAATTTGAGAATTGTTTGTAGAAAAAAATCCTGCAAAAGCGTCATTCGCTTGGGTTGTCCATTGCAAGATGTAATTATCACCAATGCAAAATAATCTAACAAACTTAAGTGTTCTTGAATATTCTGCTTGTGGAATTGCTAGAGGGTCGTCGTAACTTGCAGGATAACCGTTTGTAAATAACCAATCTGGCCCAGCATACAAATTTAATTCTATTCCGTTTATTAATACTTTTTTGGTTTGATAATCCCAACGTTTTAAACTTTTAATATCAAAAGTAAACGGTCCTCCATTTCTTATACCTTGGCCTAAAATTTCCGGTTCAATAAATTCGTAAACGTAAACACTATTCCCAATTGAATTGAAAGGAGGGTCTCCATTATTTACAATATTTGAAGTTGGAAAATTGTTTGGATCATAAAAAATATTATTAACTAAAACATTTTTTTTAATTAAAGGAATTGGTCCAACTCCAGGAAATTCTATTGAAGAAGTGCCACTTAAACCGTAAGCAAGTTGAACAGTTTCAGTATGAGTAAATGGAAGAAATGTAACATAAAGAACATTTGGCAAATCATTAATATTGCAACATGAATTTTTCATACAACATGGAACGCAAGTTACAGACGTTTCAAAACTGGTGCTTTGCGTCAATCCAAGCGCCATTACAAGCCCCCTGCCGTGACGCGCGCTTCGAGCGCTGTGTAATCAGATTGGAGCGTTGAGATATTCGATTGCGCTGTTGCGAGGTCGCTTTGCAGCGTGGCAATATCAGATTGCGCTGTTGCAAGGTCGGTTTGCAAAGTTGCTATGTTTGATTGCGCAGTTGCCAAATCAGTTTGAAGCGTTGCAACATCACTTTGTAAAGTGGTTATATTACCTTCCGCTGTTGTCAATCCTGTTTGCAGCGTGGTTATATCACCTTGAGCCGCTGTCATGGAAGTTTGCAACGTAGAAACATCACTTTGCAAGCTGGTGATATTTCCTTCGGCGGTTGTCATGTTTGTTTGAAGCGTGGATACGTCACCTTGAAGCGTTGTTACATTTGATTGAAGTGTTGAAACATCGCTTTGCAGCGTGATGATATTTGATTCTGCGGTGCTTAATCCAGTTTGCAAGGTTGAAACATCGCTTTGCAAATTTGTGATGTTTGATTGAATTGTTGAAAGCGTGTTGTTGATCGTAGAAATGTCGCCGTTTAAGTTGGAGATATCTCCTTGAATAATGGTAAGCGTTGAATTTATGGTAGTAATAGAACTGGAAAGAGATACAACGGTTCCTTCAAGCGTTGTAATTCTTCCATCAAGAGCAATGTCTGCGTTGTTCCTATTGGTTGCTTCCACGCTAACAGCGTTGTTTACATAAGATTGCGTTGCGTACGGCGCGTTTTCAATTGCTGTCACTCTGCCATCAAGAGCATTGAAAAGCGGGTCAACATAATCGAAACTTACCGCCGGAACCCAACCTTTTACGCCGAGCGTTGTCGTTCCGTACATATAGTTTCCAGCCGGTGAAGCTTCATCGTTGACAAGCTTGATCGGCGTGGCAATGCTTCCATCGCCGGTAACGCTCATTGCCGTTTCTTGATTGCCAGCAATGTCGAACCAACCGCGAACGCCGGAACCGTCTGTTCCGTAGAGTTTCAAATTACCTGGCGTTGCTTTGTCGTTCACAAACTCCAAAGGACTTGCAACCGTACCTTTTCCGGTAATGGACTTGTTAGCTTCCGCTCCGCTCGGCAAGTCGTACCAGCCGCGCACCGAGTTTGAATTTGTACCGTAGTATTGCAGCGATGTTGGCGAAGCCACATCGTTAACCAAAGAAATTGCGGTAAAGTTGTTGAGCTTGCCGCCACCGGTTACGCTGTACTTTGTGGTTATGCTGTAATTGCCGGTTTGCTGGCCAACGATAACTGCGGTTCCGCTGTCCGGGCAAATGGTTGCGTACGTTACGGAAAGCTCGCCATCGGTACACGATATCGACTGAATAACGTCAAAGCATTCGCCGGAACCAGAACCGGAACCACCTTCTCCACCGCTTCCGCTGCCGCTTCCACTTGTACCGCTTGCCGCAGATACTAGGAAAACCGGAATTCCTTGGTAATAGCCTGTAAAAAAGCCAATGTAATAGCTATTGGCGGTAAGCGCTCTGCCGCCAACTTCTTTGATTTTCACCGCGTCGAGTTGCAAAAGATTTGCGTCTTGCGCGCTGAAGTCCAAGCGAAAACCAGTCGCGTACGGTGTCCCGGTCGCCGTCACTTTGACCACGCTCATATGGGAGCCGGTGTGCCGCGGCCCAGATGGAACGAGCGAGGAGCTTCCCTGCTGTTGCTCAACCGTCTTTACGGTTTTTGCAATTCTCCTAACTTCGTCTTCGCCGAAAGCGAAACGCATTGCTCACCCCTAGAGAATGTTATTGTAGATTGGTGTTAGCCAGGACCAGCTTGCCGGTTTGTATTTGTAGAAACGGATTAAGCCGCCGTTGGCTTCGGTCGGTTCCACTCCGTCAAGACGATAACCGTCTTCATCCAAGATAACTCCGTTGGGCGCTGGCTTTCCGCTTTTGTCTGTCGCTGTTACTATGTCGTTTGTATTTGCATCAATTTCGCAATAACTGTGATTCAAAACAAGGATATCCCAAAGCTCTTTATCGAGGGCAATATCCAGCGTTACGCGCCAGTATTTGACCTCGTTTTCATAGACACGCTTTGCGGTCAATCTATCCAGAAACATCGAGCGCGCCGGATATCCGGAGAACGCCGCGTTGTTAACCGTCTTTACACGGTCAAGCCAATCCGATACCAGGAAAGTCGCAGTATTAAACTCCAGGTGCATATTGAGAATCGGGCGCTCTGTCTCAATCGGAGGGTCGAACTTTTCGAAGATAGAGTTCACAACCGCAAGCGGTGTCGTGTGATAGTCTTGAAGCAAAATCTTGGGTCGGTCCACCGTTGAAAAATCAACATCCGTTGGACGCAAAAGCGGGTTGGCTACGCGTTCTGCCGGAGCGCTTCCCTGCTGTTGCTTCGCAACCTCTGGCGTTTGCGGTGCGCTTGGCGTACTTGCCGGCGTGATCGTGTCCAAGTTGCTCGAATAGCTGACAACAACTTTCCAAAGTTGCGGGTCTTCTTGTGGCTGGAAGTCGCGCCCAACCACGAACGCTTTCGGATACGCTGGGTGAACGCTGTACATTGCAGGGATACCAGCCGTCGCCACCGTTACAGCGTCGTCATAATTGTTGTTCGTCCGCACCAGAAAAGTTCGCCGCATCGTGACTTGGTTCTTGCTGTCATCGCTTGCGCTTCTTCCGTCGAACGTTTCTACTACTCCGGTTACAGCCATGGAATTAGCCTCCGAAAGTTGCGGTAACGACTGGGTTATTGTTTAACGTCGCCGCCAAAATTTGCTCTTGCGTCCTGGCTTGCTGCTGCGCCAGCTCGTTAGCGCGCGCCGCAAGACGCTCAAGCCGCTGCTGAGGACTTTCCCCCTGTCCTTGATTCTGGATTTTCAAAATTTGCGAATACGCTTCCTTGCTTCCGGCAAGCAACGCGCCAGGATTCTTTAGCTCTTCGACGCTGCCAACCGCGCGCTCTAACTCGTCGGCAAGCATCGTCGCACCGGCGGCAAACTGGTCCGGCAAAATCTGTCCGGTGTTGAGAGCGTTTTCAAGCTCCGCAAGTTTTTCGCGGTACGTGTCGAGCGGACTCTTGCCGTCAACAAGTTGTTGAATCCAATCGGGGAGCTTGGTTGGAACGGTCGGAGCAAATACGTCCGCTGGCGGTTTGAGCGAATCAAACGTAGCTTGCAGTTTTCTCATTTCCGCGTCAAATTCTGCGCCAGTTATTTTCCCTTCGGAGAACGCGTTAATTAAAGCGTCCATAGATTTCTGGCGAAGGTTTTCAACTGCTTGGTCAAATTGTTCGGAAGACATCGTTCCGAGTTCCATCTCGCGCTTAAATATTGCTATCGCGGATGTTGTTGCTCCACTTACCTGATTTAAGAAAGCTTTAAAGCCAATAGAACCGTCATTCAATCCGTTTGATAACGACTCAAAGAAAACCGACATATCATCAGCAAGAGAGGATCCCATGTCCCAAGAGTTGTTTGATGTCCAGGAGAAATCGTCTTTAAGTGATCGCTGGACGTTCTTAATAAAATTGTCCATAAAACTTATTGCAGCTTCGTTGCCGACTTGGCCAATAGTTTCGTTAATACCTTGAAACATCTTTTCCATCTGCGTTCGAAATCCTGAGAAATCCGCAGACTCCCCAAAGCGTTCATTGCCCATGGAAACTCCAAGCGCTCCACCTAAAGCGCCAAGCAAAGCACCAGGACCAGCACCAATACCACCAAAACCAAAACCAACTCCGGCACCAACTGCCGCACCTCCGGCAATTCCTTGCGCGTACTTTGTCAAAAGATCAACACCACCGGCGGCGTTGGCTAGTTTTTCAATTGCAGATATTGACAAATCAACAATCTGTTGAAGAACACCCATTAATGATTGAGCAAATTGAATCACAATACTGCGAACGTTATTGACTTTATTTCCAATGCTTGCATCTGTTTCGTCAAACCGCGTAAAGAAATCAACTAAACCTTTAAACGCTGCAAATAAAACATCTCGCACCGCTGCCAATGCTATGCCAATGTTTTCAATGGCTGGCTTTAATCCGGTTTCAAAATTTGTTTTTAAGCTTTCAATAAAGTCAATAAAGCCTTGGTTGAATCCCTTAAGGTCAAGCGCTTCGGCGATTGCACCGCCCATGGTGGAAAAGAAACCTTCAATCTCTCCGGAAAGCCTGGCGTAAATTCCGGAAAGCGAGTTGGCTTGCGCTTCCGCTTGCGCTTTGACGTTGTCATTACCTTGAAGACCAAGCAGCGCGTTGAGCGCGTTCGTTCCGCTTACCTGTCCGCTTGTCAGCATTTCCATTGCGCGCTCGGCGCTGATTGCTTCTCCAGTAACCTCTGAAAGACGTTTTGCCAAAGCGTCATAGACTGGCAAGCCAAGCGCCGCCAGTTCGGCGAAGCTTTGCGCGTTCACTTCGCCGGTGTTGCGCAGCGCCAAAGCAATTTCACCAAGCTTGTTGAAAACCTCTCCAGCTCCACTTCCAGCCGCGGAAGCTGTTGCGCTGAAGCTTGCAAGCATAGATGCGGTATCCTGGCTGTTCAAGCCAGCCGCAAGAAACTTACCGGCAAGACCGCCGACAACATCGGAAGCAATTCTTCCCTTGGCGGCAATGTCTTCAAGAACGGACCCAATCTTTGCGCCGCCAGCTTCACCGGCAAGACCACGCAAGCGAACCATAATTTCTTCGGTCTTTGCAAACGTCTCAACAGCGCGGCCATAAATTTTGTAAACACCGTAAGACGCAAGAGCGCCGCTAATAACCGTGAACGGATTTGTTATCAAATTTACAACTGAAGAAAGAATGCTTTTCGCCGCGCCAACTATTTTATCTTTTGCGGTTTTAACAAATGTTTCCAAGGAAAGTTTTGCTTTGCTTTTGGTTGCTTCAATTTCCTTCTCTGGTTCTTTTGCAGTTGCCGAGGTTGTCAGCAATGAGAAAGCTTGCTTGCCAGAAAGCGAACCGGAAGCGATGCGCTTCATGACTTCGTCAACGCTGACCGCTTTACCTTCAACCTTTGTAAGCTCGTTTGATAAAGTTTCAAACGCTTTCATGCCAGCGCTTTCAAGCATTTGAATGTCTTTTATGGTTACTTTGTTTAAAGCGCTTATTTGTTTTAAAATGTCTGAGGTGGGTGTCTGGTTTGAAGTTAAAAGTTTAAAAGCTTGCTTTCCGGAAAGCGAACCGGAAGCGATGCGCTTCATGACTTCGTCAACGCTGACCGCTTTACCTTCAACCTTTGTAAGCTCGTCGGCAAGCGTCTTAAAAGCTTTAAAACCCATGGATTCAAGCGCTTGAAAATCCTTTAAAACCGCTTTATCACTTGTGCCAATCTTTCCAAATATTTCAAGCATTGCTCCGCTGGCTTCACCAGCTTTATCGGCAAAGCGGGAAAGCACTCCGGAAGTTCTTTCAAAAATAGTTTTGATAGATTCCGCAGGAAGTCCGGCGCTCTTTAATTCCTTAGTAAATGCAACCGCTTGGTCGGCCCCAAGCTTTGAACTCTTGGCGAACTTATGAACAGCGTCGCCCATGATTCCAGCAACGCTATTTTCAAAAGTACCGGAAAGCGCTTTGGTTACTGTGTCTAATGTCTCGAGGTCGTTTTTAACTTTATCCAGATTCTTAACAAAGTCCGTGATGGAAAGCGACATTCCGACAGAGAGCGAGCCGATTGTTTTTGCCATTTAGTTTCTCTCCGTTCCGACTGCAACCATCCACGTTTTAAACGCTGAAAAATCATTCCTTTTCGGCTTTGCCACCGCGTACCAATCTGGAATGAAGTCCACTATCTCGACCGGCTTTGACTCTTTGCCGCGCCATTGATTTGCAAGTATTGCGCAAACCTGCGCCGCGTGAATGTCTCCACGGTCGCCGTCAAGCGGTTCCAGCGAAGCGAACGCCATCCATTCGGAAAGCTCCCGTGAGTCCATCGTGTCGAGCAGTTCGCCAACTGTCTTTTTCAAGTGACCGGCCAAGCGAAAAAGAAAACGCTTCGTCGGTCGCTCTATCAGTTTTTTCTTGCGGTCTCCACGCTGTCGGCAGTCATGCCGTTATGTTTTGCCGCTGCGTCAAATATCTTGCTCACAAGCGGAGCTGGCATATCGCCAACCTGGTCAACCTCAGCGTCGGAAAACAAGCGCTTCCCTTGGTCATCAGCAAGCGCGCGGACAACCAGCTTGGCGCGAATGTTATCAAGCTTCGTTAGACTGTTTTTTGCGTCGGTAAATTCCGCTTCAAGAGCATCGCGCTCGCGAGAGGAAAGAACGCGCAAAAAGACTTTGCCTCCAAGCTCGGGGAGGTCAAGCTCCCCGAGTTTGAAAGCGGACGACGAAGCCAAAAGCTTTGCTTTATCTATCACACAAAACCTCTTTCAAATTAAGTTAAAGAGTAAGTAACCTGACCAGTCGGCTTAATGCTGATCGTTGCTTTGACGGTGTTATCCCCAACGCTTACAGCATCCATTTGAACTTTGGTTACGATGCCGTTAAACGAGCATGAGCCGCCAGAGTCCGGCAAAGTAATCGAAACCGATTTGGCTTCGTTAGCGCCGTAATCATCAACGTAACCGGCAACGGTTCCGATACCGGTTCCAGCGCCGCAGATAACGGTTACCGACATTTCGGAACCATCCAGCAAGCCAGGGATAAATTCCTTGGCGTGATTAGCCGACCCAAGATGAGTAACGTCAATCGTTCCCCTTGAATAACTCGGAGGAGTAATGTCGGTAACTCCGCTAACAGAAGTGCCACCGATGGAAATCGTAGCACCATAAGACGCAACAGCGGCCATAGTCGTTCTCCTTAAACTTCTCGGTACTGAATCAGAACATCCATTACCACGCGGTAATAAAGTGAGTCTGATCCGTCGATAGCCTCGCTTAAATCTTGCTCGTCCTCGACCACCGAGGAGAGAACCACAACACTAGCACTCGTGCCGGTGTATCCATCCAACCGATTGCGGACAGCGTTTGCCACCTGTTCCGCGCTTGCTTGGGAAGTCGCAATAATGTCCAGTTGCATTCGAGCTTCGGCAACGCGCGTTGGTCCGCCGAGCGTCGGTGTTCTTGTCGTGCTAATGCGCGAGTAAACGACATAGGGCAAAGTTGGGTCTTGAGGTGCTTTGCCTGGGTAAATGCGTTGCGCTATCAGACCGGTCAAGGTCGAGTCGCCAACAAGACGCGCTCGCATTGCTTTAGCCGCGCTCAAGCTCGACCCTCCTCAATGGCAGCTTTAAGAACTCTTTCCATTGCTCCAAGTATTCTTTCTTTGTTTTGGTCCCACGCCGGGCGCAAGAACGGTTTTGCCCTTGCTCCTGGGTGCATATTTCCGGTTGATTTGTAGCTTCTGCCCTTCTGTATGAGAATGTCGCTGGTGATGTCACCGCTCCCAATCGTATGCGGTGCCGCTCCGTACTCGACCAGATGAGCGTATTTCGTTGGAATGTGTTCAAGACCTTTTATCTTTTTTCCAGCTCGTCTTTTTGCACCAAGAACCGAATAAGCAAAACCTTTGGCAAACTTGTATTTTTCACGACTGCCAAGCGACCTAAGCAAGACTTTGTATTTTTTTGGAACTTTTAATTTAGCGGCTTCAAGAAAAATCTTTTTGCCGACCTTTAGCGCGTCTCGCAATCCTTTATTGCGAACTTTCTTGTCAATGTTTTCCATCATGCTTACAAGCTCTTTTAAGCTCGAAGTATCAATCTTAATTTCTGCTCTCGGCATTTACGCGCTCCTCTCGACTGCGTCGATTTCAAGTTCGATCTTCGCTTCGTCGATGTTGCGAACGCTGATGATTTCCAAGATTCTTCCGCCGAGGTAAATGCGGTCTCCGTGTTCCACGCCGGAGCGATAGCGCAAGCGAACACGATGCGAGATTAACGCTCCGCGCGCTGCTCCGATTTCCTGTTCACGCCCGGAAAGCGGACGCACCGAAGCCCAGACGGTTGCGTAAGTTCCCCAGGTATTGCTTGGTTGTCCATACGCGTCAACCGCTGTTCCGGCGTTGCGCTGGAGTGATACGCGTTGGGTTAAGTCTGTCGCTTTTAGCATTAAGAAACGACTCCGCGTTTAAACATTCCGATGATTGCTTCCACCGCGTAAGGTATTTCCGACATAGTTTGCGCGCTTGCGGTTTCCCGCTGAGAGTACCAATGAGCAACAAGAAGCTTGATAGCTTGCTTTAAAATTGCTGGGACCGCGCTCGGAGCGCCAAAGCCAGCAACATAAGTGATGGAGACGCAACCGAGTCCGCCGTATATTGCCGGCCAAGATTCATCGACCGTCGGCATGATCCGCGCCGGATTGCTGGTTGTGTCGATGTCTACCAAATTAAGGTCAAGCGTTTCCCAATTGCCATCTTCGTCCAGATATTCAATTTCGGTTACTGACTGAACTGGCCCTTCAAGATAAATAATTCCATCTTCCGGAAACTCTTCGCGGTCATCTTGGATGGTTTGCGTTACCAGTCTGATTCCGGCTTGTGTTTCGATCAACTGGCGCGCAGCGCTAATCAAGCTGTTGACCAGATCATCTTCCTCAAGCGAGTCGATGCGGCAATGAAGCTTGCATTCTTGGAGCGTGATTGGTTCCGCTGTCGGTGCAACCGTAACTTTCAGCATCAGCGGCGCTCCTTCGCACGTTTGGAAATTGCTTTTTCAATTTGTTTTTTCTCGGGAGCAACTGGTTGAGCAGTCTCCGCAGAGACCGCCCAACCGCGTTGAATCGCTCCCTCAGCTTCGATTGCTGGCAAGTCGTAAACTAGGTTACAGTCGTAACAAAAGTTTAAACCAGCAACCGAAGTAAGGAATTTAACTCTCATTAGCCCATCACCAAAACCTTCAGAGGATCGGTGCCAGCGTCCAAG